TGTTACAACAGACGAAAATGGTATTTTCCGAGTTGGTCGTTTCTTTAGTGTAGATCAAGGCACTGGTACAGTTACATTTAGTGCATCAATTGCGTTAAGTAACTTAGATGGATTAGGGTTTAAGAAAGGTGTTGTGGTTGCTGAATTCAGCACAGACGGTACAATGTCTGAAAATGCAAGTGATGTAGTTCCGGTACAGAGCGCTATTCGAACTTATATAGACAGTCGTTTAGGATTAACACACAATGGCAGTTTAACTCCATTAGTGAACTTGATTGGTCCAGGATTCTTGGCTTTAGATGGTAGTTTAAGCATGAAAGGTAATATAAATGCTGCTGGATTTACTGTCAGTAATCTTGCTACTCCTGTTTATACCACCGATGCGGCTAATAAGACTTATGTAGATACCAAATCTAATACTTACAATGCCATAAGTAAACTGACTGATGCAACTTTGGCGTCCCCAGTTATCAACAACTTGTTGGCTTATAATGGTTCAAAATGGGTGAACGCCAGTACAAGTGTTGGAAGTAATGTAACTATAACTTATGTAGGCAGTAATATTGTTGCCACAATAAATGCTTCGGTGATCGTTGACAGCATGGTTAGTTCGTCAGCATCAATAGCTCAAAGTAAGTTGGCACTTATTCCTGCACAAGCTGTGGCAACACAAGGCACAGCGTTTACTGGAGCAGTTGGCAGTGCTATTAGCACAAATAATTTAGGATTAAGTGCCTACAATAGCAATGTATTCAATGTTACAACTGGCTGGGTTGATTTATTAACAAGTAGTTCAAGTACAACAGGTATTCAACTATCTAAAATTGTACAAATTGGTGCAGGTACTGTTTTAGCTAATACCACTGGATCGGCAGCAAGTCCCACAGCGGTAACCAGTTCCACTATCGTTACTAATGGAGGAGGTATTATTAATACTTCGTTCGCTTCTAGCGGTATAATGACTGTAACTTACAATGGAATCAGCACAGCGGGAAATGTTTATGGCGTAACACCAGTTAGTGTATCAAATGCTGCTAGTAGCATTGTTCAATCAGCAAGCGATAAAAGTGTAGATGTAGGCAGTTTGAAAGTTGCAACATTTACAACACTCACTGTTACAGGCGGTAATACTTTAAACTTTAGCACTCCTGGAGCTAGTNCAAGCACATATTTTATGACCAGTACTGGAAGTACTGTAAGTAATATTATAACTTCAACTTATGGTACTTTTGACACTAGCAATGGTACAATTAAAGTAAAAACTATAACTACAGGCTCATCTTCAACTACTGCCAGTGTTACTGGAAATTACCAAGTTCAAAACGGTAGTACAATTGATTTGTACACATATGGAGGAGTATTATTATCTAGCACTCTTAGCACAGGAGCTTATGGTAACAGTGGTACAATTACCGGTAATTGGAGTTTAAGTAGTCAAAGTCAACTACAAGCCACATACAGTGATTTGGCAGAATGGTACACAGCCGATGAAGAATACGAGCCTGGTACAGTTTTAGTATTTGGAGGCGATGCTGAAACTACCACTACTTCAACTATTAACGATACTCGAGCGGCGGGAATTGTTACTACTAATCCGGCATATACTATGAATCGAGAATTGGAGGGGACAAGAGCTTGTATTGCACTAGCAGGCAGGGTTCCCTGCAAGGTAGTGGGCAGAGTTAAGAAAGGAGACATGCTAACCACAAGTGCTACTCCTGGGTACGCTGTGCGTGCCACAACACCTACCCTAGGTGCAATTATTGGCAAAGCATTAGAAGACAAAGACTACGGTGAAGCTGGAGTCATTGAAGTTGCTGTAGGGAGAGCATAATGACTCAAGAAACTATAAACATCGGTGCATCAGCAAATGCTACAGGAGCAGATACAATTCGTGCAGCATTTCTTAAAGTAAATAATAATTTTGCTGATTTATACCCGCAAATTGTGCCTACTCACAGTACTGGTAAAACAGGCGATATAGCAGGAATGGTTGCGTTTGATTCTGTATATTTTTACTACTGCACAGCATCGTATGACGGTACTACTAATATTTGGAAGAGGCACACGTATGATGCTGGAACATGGTAAATACTAAAAGAGACTGCAAATGACAATACAAACAATCAATTTAGGTAGCTATGCTAATGACGGCACAGGTGACGATTTACGCACCGCATTTACCAAAGTAAACAACAATTTTGCGTTTCTGAACACAGAAGTTTCAATTAGTTCTGTAACTAGTTTAGGTTCAGGGACTACTTTGTTTGCTGATAAAAATGGTATTAATTTAGAATTTAAAACTTTAACCAGTACTGATAATAGTATTAATATAACAAATACCAGTACTACAGTTAATTTGCAAGGTGTTACAAAATTAAATACAGATTCTTCTCCACAATTAATTGCTAATTTAAATTTAAACACTCACCATATCTATGGCGGAGATACCCAAACAACAATATATGGTCAGGATCCTAACATAGCTGTAGGTTTGTTCTCTACCATGGTTCCTGCTACAAATTTTTCAGCAGACTTTGGATCAATCAGTTACCCAACAGGTTATCAAAGAAGTACTAACGGATATACTGTAGACCTAAACGGTACAGGAGTTTCTGACGGGATTCTTAATCCTCCTAGTAACGATTACGATTTTGGAAACTTTGGTCAAACTGCATTGTCAGTCAGCGGATATTATTTGACACTAGGAACAAATTTAACCACATCCGGTAGTGGTAATATTACATTAAATTGTAATAGTAATGTTAATATAACATTGCCTTCCAGTGGTACACTAGCAACAACTGCTAGTCAATTAAATCAATTTGCAGCCACTACCAGTGCTCAATTGGCTTCTGTGCTTACAGACGAAACTGGAACAGGATTTGTTGTATTCAGTGCTAGTCCTACATTGACTGGTACTACTACCGCAACTAATTTATCATTAGGAGGTTACTTATATGCGTCTGGAAATTTTGCCATTAATGGCACTGCATTTGAAGTGGACGCAACTACTGGAAATGTAACTTTCCAAGATGGTACTGTACAAAATACAGCATGGCCTACGACATCCGGTACACACGCGTCAAATTCTGCAGGTACCACCGGACAAATTTCATGGGATGACAACTACATTTATGTCTGTACAGCACCTAATACTTGGAAAAGATCACCATTAACTGGCGGTTATTGAGATGTTAAATGTTTGGACACAGCCTAGCGGTTATTCTTTCGGAACTCTACAAGAACAGCAGTCTGTCACTTTACCGTTGCCGATATCTAGCAGCGAAGGCGTACTTTTTACTTTAATTTCAGGCGCCTTGCCTGACGGACTATTTTTGGAGGGCGCTTATTTGATAGGTGCTCCATTGGCAGTTCCTAAAGAACAAACTTATAGTTTTTGCATACGGGCTAGTCAAAATTCAAATATCTCTGATAGAACATTCTCCTTAAAAGTATTTGGATACAATCCTCCGACATTTCTCACGCCTGCTGGAACATTACCAGTAGGACCAAATAAACAATTTTACACTCCTGATCAAACTTACATCAGCTATCAATTATCTGTAGCAGATATAAATGTTGCCGGCGGAGCAATATTAACATTTTATATTGCCGATGGCGATGGAGTATTGCCGCCGGGATTAACCCTTAGCTCAAGCGGATTAATAAGCGGGTATATTAAACCTTCTCCTCAAGTAGTTATAAATGATGGTGCTGGAAATTTCGACGAACAAACATACGACACAGGAGTATTTGATTTTGGATTGAGATCTACCAACGGGTTCGATAGTTACCAATACGACGATGTAATCTTTGATTATGCTGTGCTGTCTGTAGTTACACAAACATTAAGTTTAAATTATCAATTTAGAGTGACTGTAACAGATGGTATTAATTATAGTCAACAAGTGTTTAAAATATTTGTTACCGGTACTGACGAATTTAGAGCCGATAGTGTTAGTTTAGATGGGTTAGCAGATGAATTCACAGCTGACAGCACTTATCTAAGAAAACCAGTATGGCTTACTAATAGTGATCTTGGTATTTTCAGGTCTAACAATTATATTACAGTGCCTGTTGCTTTATACGATAATAAGGATGTAGAATTTAGATTAGAAACAACTAACGAAGAAGTTTATGCTACTGCCTACCAAGCGGTTTTGACTGATAATATTGCTAATAGCACCAGCGTCACTGTTCAAAATCTCTCCGCTGTTCCAACAGTGGGACAACATTTCACATTAGATAATTATGTTATAGGAGCCGATGATACTGTTTATACCATATCAGTAGTAACGCAGCTGTCTAGTACTAGATATAGATTAACTATTTCAAGCCCTTTATTGATATCAATACCTAACAATACTAGTTTTTACATTGGCACTTTGAGTAAACTACCTACTGGTCTAAACTATGATCCGGTTTCTGGAGATTTATTTGGATTGGTGCCTTATCAACCGTCTGTTACAAGTGTATACAAATTCACTCTTACTGCTACTAAACCTGGAAATACTGGTGAAATTATCAGTGCCAGCAGAACATTTACTATCACAATATTAGGTAGTATTCACAGCGTTATAACTTGGATCACACCAACCAATCTAGGCAGTATTCCAGCAGATTATATTTGCAATCTAAATGTAACTGCCACTACTAGCGTTCAAAATGCATTAATAACTTATTCATTAGTATCAGGATCATTACCACCTGGCATTTCATTAAGTAATGATGGAGAATTATNAGGAGTGCCTAATCAATATTATGATTCTGTGCATAATATTCCTGGTCTTATAACTATCGATAACGGCTCAACTACATTTGATAAGACATCAACAACTTTAGATCGACAATATATATTTACTATAAATGCCTCTGATCAATATGCGTACAGCGCAATCGATAAAATTTTTACTTTGACTATTACTACTCCTAATACTACAATTTATAATAATGTCATAGCAAGACCATTTTTAGTTCCCAGTCAAAGATCTACATTTAGTAATTTTATTAACAACAGTAATATTTTTACTCCTTCAAGCATTTATAGACCAGAAGATCCTAATTTTGGTATTCAAAATACTTTAACCATGCTAGTTTATGCAGGAATACAAAACGAGCAAGCAGCTGCTTATGTCGGCGCTTTATCGCTTAATAGCAAGAAAAAACGTTTTACTTTTGGATCAGTAAGTAAAGCTGTAGCTGTAGATCCTGTAACAAAAAATAAAATTTACGAAGTTATATATGTTCAAATGCTAGATCNATCGGAGCCGAACGGAAAACACTTACCTTCATCTTTTAAAGTGAAAAGTTTAGAATCTGAAGCAATTACTGTAGACAATACTATAAATTTTTATAAAAATGATCCTACTACTCTAACTTTAGATGCATTAAGTAGTACTAGACCTGATTATATCATAACAGCAGATAGTACAGGTTATGAAGTTAGCAATCCAAATACAGACACATATTTTCCTAGTAGTGTTACTAATTGGCAAAAGAGCATCAGTACTGTAGGGTTAACAGAAAGAAATTATCTTCCATTATGGATGAGAAGCATGCAACTAGGGCAGAAAGCAGAATTAGGATATGTATTAGCAGTTCCTTTATGTTTTTGTAAACCCGATACAGCAGATAATATTTTACTCAATATTAAATTCAATGGGTTTGATTTTAGCCAATTAGATTATACCATTGATAGATTTACAATAACTTCTTTATCGGGATATATTAACGATAAATATCTCGTATTCAACGACAATAGGATAACAGTATGACAAGTCTAGTAACCACATATTCAAATACAATCAATACAGCATACCCTGTAGCAGGTCAAGATAACAATAGTCAAGGATTCCGTGATAATTTTACAGCTATTCAATCTGCTTTAAACGAAGCTGCAACGGAAATTACAACTTTGCAAGATAACGGCATAGATGTAACCGCTACTACAAACAGTTTACAGAATACAGAATTAACAAATGGATTTTATCTTCAATTTTATCCTTCTACGAAAAATCTTGGGACTATTAATAGTGCAACCACTGTAGATTTAAATCTAGGATCTGTGCAATATGGTACAATTAATACTTCTGGAGTTGTTCTAACATTTGCAAATTGGCCATCTTCAGGTTACGGAACTATAAAACTTATATTAAAATTTACTCAATCAACTTCGACTACTACTATTTTAAGTACTACTAATTCTGGATCAATTTTAGTAGACTCTTCATGGACTGGCATCTTTACTCAAACTGGCGGAGTTGGCACTAATGTTCAGATTGTTTATCCAAACCCTGGAACCAACACTATGTATGTAATCGATGGGTTCAGTTATGACGGTGGAACACACGTTTACCTAAAAGTAAGCGGAACTTATTCTAGTGCAATATAATGCATCCTCTATCTGGTAATTTTTCAGAACTTAAAGACAGTGAGATCGAAGATAAAGTAGCAGATCTCACTAAGAAATATTTCATGACTAGTAACACTGATATAAAAACACAAATTACGATGTTATTAGAATCTTACAAAGAAGAATTAAGTAATAGAAGACGAGCATCATTAGAAAAATTAATGAAATCGAGTGAAAAAAACCTTGACAAATTAATTAAAGTCAACTAAAATAAAGGCTATGCGCCTAGATCAATTCGGTAATCCTATTTTTAATTCCTTAGATATATTTAAAATTCTTTATCAAGGAAAATTAACCAATCTCAAAGATATCACTGTCGATTATGATGATGATATCGACCAACTAGAAAAAACTTCAGGGTTATCATTCCAGAAATTCAACGAACAATTGAATCAGATAACCGTTGAAGATTTTGATAGAATAATGCAAAGTAACTGGTTTATCCCAGATGAATACAAAAGTTTTGATGTCGAAGCTTGGTGTATAGATAGATGTACTTCAAAAGAACAAATATCGCGTGTAGAATCAGAAATGGATGCTTACAAAGAAAGAAACATGATTCCATTATTGCAATGGTGCAAATATTTTGTAGACAATTGTCATGCAAATAATATTGTTTGGGGCGTCGGTAGAGGTTCAAGTGTAGCTAGCTTTGTATTATATTTGTTGGGTGTGCATCAGATAGATTCAGTCAAATATAATTTAGACTGGCAAGAATTTTTAAGATAAGTAGTAGTATAATTCAAGGAGAATTAGTATGACAATATATAAAACAGCCCGAGGTAAAGTAATAGACATGGGCAAACTGATTAGTAAAAATGAACTTACTCCCGCAGTTGGCAATGCTAAAGTTAATGCTCGGGGAGACAAAATAGGAGCTAACGGTAAAATCATAAAGCGCAGAGAAGAATTCGTTTCACCAAATACCAACCCTATTCCCAATCAAAATAATATGGCAAATATGCAACCTTCCCCTGCTCCAGTTGCAACTAAGCCTGCTCCGATTGAGGCTAAGCCTGCTCCTGTAACAGTTTCTGTTAAAAAAGATATTTCAAAAATGGATCCAGAAGGAAAAGAATAATGGTAGTAGCGAGAGGTAAATTAAAACCTCTACACGACAATATTGTTGTAGTAGACATGAATTTTGATGAACGCAAAACCAAAAGCGGTCTAGTGTTGTTAAGCGATGACGGAAAAGCAGAAGGTGTTAGACATCGATGGGGTAGAGTTTGGGCGGTTGGTCCTGAACAAGAAGATGTCAAAGTCGGGGAATGGATTTTATTAGAACACGGTAGGTGGAGTCGAGGATTTAAATACGAAGATCCTACTACTGGAGAAGTGATTACCATTCGCCGAGGAGATCCCAAAGCGATATTAGCTGTTAGTGATCATGAGCCTAACGAAGATGATATGGGCAAATTTAATACAGTAACACATCCTACATTTGATTTTACTAACTAAAAAGAGTAACAGGCCTATTGACCAGGCCTGTTTTCACCTGTATAATAAAGAAAATTAAGGAATCTTATGAAAGAACTGTGGGTAGAAAAATATCGGCCGAATACAATCAATGGATATGTATTTAGAGATCAAAGTCAAAAAGAGCAAATAAAAGGTTGGATTAAAGAAAAATCAATTCCGCATTTATTGTTTAGTGGTACAGCCGGGATTGGTAAAACTACCTTGGCTAAAGTATTATTCAATGAATTAGAGATTAATGAATTAGATATTTTAGAAATAAATGCTAGTCGTACAAATAGTGTCGATGATGTGAGAGATAAAATTGTTAACTTTGTACAGATGATTCCGTTTGGCGATTTTAAAGTTGTATTACTAGATGAGGCAGATTATTTAACTCCTAATGCACAGGCTGCACTGCGCGGAGTGATGGAAGAATATCATCATACTTCAAGATTTATATTAACTTGTAATTATCGTTACAAAATTATTCCTGCTATACAAAGTCGTTGTCAAGGATTTGATATTGAAAAAACTGATCAAACAGAATTTACAGCCCGTGCTGCAGAAATTCTTATCAGTGAAAATGTTGAATTTGACATCGATACACTAGATACATTTGTTAAAGCCACATATCCAGATCTCCGTAAATGTATTAATACTATACAAATGAATAGTAGAGAGGGTGTTTTACACATTCCTGAAAAAAACGACACAGGAGAATCAGACTATAAATTTAAAATGGTAGAACTGTTTAAGGCAGGTAAAATTGCTGAAGGTCGTAAACTAGTGTGTAGTCAAGCTCGCCCTGAAGATATAGATGAAATATATCGTTGGTTATATGATAATATAGAAATTTTCGGAGATGGGGAAACACAAGATAAAGCTATTCTAATAATTAAACAGGGTATATTAGATCACGGTATTATTATTGATCCAGAAATTAATCTTGCGGCTACATTAATACGATTATCACACTTACAATAAAAAAGGTTAATCAATATATTTCCAACCACTTATACCTCTATGTATAAGTGCATATATTGAACCTTTAGAAATATTTAGAATCTCACTAGCATCTTTGGGACTATTAAAAATTGTCCCTGTTGGGGAAATACATCTTTTTTTGAGTTTATTATTAATTTTTAATTGATGTTCTTTAGATCGAGAAGATGCCGCAATTTGTAATTTCAAAATAGTTTCTTTTGATAAATTTGCTTTTTGCTTTGAGATGCTAATGTTCTTTTTTGCAGATTTCGAACGTAATTTTCCTGTATTAGATTTAGCAATACGATCAACTAGTTCTCTATCACGCACCGTGCTACAAGTCCCATCGCCGCCGTCTGTTCTATTATGCAATATACCAGTATCTAAATCCTTTCTTCCGTACCACCGGATCATTCTTCTCTCGAGAGCAAGCGCACCTACATTAGTTAGTTTAGTTTCTAAAAATACAATTTTGTCTTTATCCTTAGGTACGCTTACTGAATGCTTTTGATATGCTCGGCCATTTACGCCTTTTCCTATATAATAAGGAGTTCCCGCTTTTGCGGTTAAAGAATCTTTACTACGCAGATATGCGTAGACATAATAAATATTCACGCTGGTGTTCTCCATAACATTAGAGCGGGTGGTGCTTGTAACACGCGACCCGCACTATTATTTATCGACTGCCCTCTAAAGGTATATCACCTCCTTTGCCTTTAGAGGAATTAGTTTATTCATCTCCGTATATTGCCAGTATTTCTTTTACAGCATTATGGCGTTCGATGTCATGAGCATCAAATCGAACTATATCGATATGCTCTAAATATTCTTTTTGTTCTAGCAGATTGCAAAAATCAATCAGACCATTATCGCTCAATCGGTCTGCTTGTGCTAAATCGCCTGTCACTACCATCTTAGACCCTTCTCCTAAACGGGTCAGTAGCATCTTCATTTGATTTACTGTGGCATTTTGCATTTCATCTGCTACAATGTATGCATTTTTAAAAGTTCGGCCGCGCATGTAGGCCAACGGGCTTATTTCAATATTTCCATCCTCTAACATCTTTTCGATGTCCTTTTTCTGATAATACTCTGAAAACACATCAAATATAGGACGAGTCCATGGTGCCATTTTTTCATTTAATGTACCTGGTAAAAATCCCAAATCTTCGTCCACAGAGACGGCGGGTCTTGTTATAACGATCCTATCAACTGTTCCTTCCTGAAACTGTTTTATTCCATACTGTACAGCCAACATAGTTTTACCCGTGCCAGCAGGACCAATAGCAAGTACTATGCTAGTAGTTTCTGAGTACAATTTTTGGAGATAAAGTTTCTGATTAGCGTTGCGAGCTTGTATGCTCACACGTTGCTTTTTTGCCGGTAGATATGGCTGAAAATCGATTATATTAACTTCTGATGTAAAACGCTTTTTCACTCGTTGTTTACTCATTAAAGTTGCTCCTACTTTTATGAAAAAGTAGAACTTGTAGTGACCGCCTTTGATTACTACAGAGGTCCTACAGTATTATTTACTCTATACTTAAAAATATAAAGTGTTATGTTATCATTTCAAACCAGCTAAATAAGTACAGAAGCTTCTGGAAACCACAATTATGTATCACGATATTTTAGATGTTATTAAAAACATAGAAGAATTATATGAAAATAACAGTAGTCTTGCTGTTTTAAAGGATTTCGAACGAGTTCTAGAAGAAACAGATGTTTATGTTTATGAAAACTGGGAAGATGGTGAACTAGCGTACGGTCCCAAAGTCGACCGTCATTGGATCACAGCAGGTTTTATGTGGGAACAAAACAAAATGCCTAACCCGGTTGCAGGTAAAAGATTAACAGAACTAGGTTGCAAGGTCACATATCAAAAAAGTCATCTTATAGAACCCCGCAAAATTCGAACTCCAGAAGATATCCGTCCTAACAGTAAAAAAGGAAAGCTAGATCGTAAACCCATATGGATTGTCGAAATAACTATGCCAAAGAAAGTTGCTTTTGATATCTATAAAGGTTATATGGAAAAAATGAAACATGACTATAACGATCAATCAGCAACACTAACTGATTCAGCTAGTCCTCCTGGAGGTCCGTCTCAGCCTCAAACGCCTGCTGCACCTGGGGCAACACCTGCACCAGCGGCTGCACCCACTGGAGGAGCTCCAGCATGAGTTTAAACGAAGCATTGAGAAAAAACGATCTAAAAGATTTAGTAAAAAAAGTATTTGACATAGATAGTTACCAAAGCAAAATCGGCAATGATGAAAATGTTGTAGTATTAAGTTTTACAGTAGACCATCAAGATCCTGCCAAAGATTTAGAAAATTTCTTAGAGATAGGCTATAGTTTTATTTTGGATGCTGACTGTACTCCTGGCGAGATGGATGATGGCAAATATAGAGTTTTTGTAGAATTAGAACGAACAAAAAAAGTAGCTGAACAAATTTTTGAAATTGTAGAAGGTGTAATGAAGGCAACTGGCCTTGAAGAAATGCGTTTCAGATACTTTAAAAACTTTAAAAGTCATACAGCTACATTAGAAAATTTAGAATCTATTGTTCCTAAAGATAAAAACAGCTATAAAACAGCAACAACAGCAAACGACTTAGATAATTTTAGTAATTTTTTTAAAAACAGCTACGCAGATTCGTTAAGTGTAGTTAATGAAAGTATTTCATTTAGAAGACCTTTTAGTGGAACTGTAATATTTGATATTATAAATAGTGGTAATAAAAAAGAAATCTATGATAATTTTAAAGGTCCTATTATCTTAGAAACTAAGAATATGGCAGAAGTAATGTTTTTAACTAAAGTTATAGGAAACTATAACATAAACAAGATCGGCGATGTTTTTATATTTGAAAACGATGGTTGGGCCGTTGCCCTCAAAAGGAAACAATAATGTCAGATTTTACATTTGATTTTTCATTAGCAAAATGTACAGCAATATTACAAAATAATGCCTATTCCGAACATTGGCACGAAGCGTTATGTAAAATTTTGCCCGACTATGAAATTAACACATTAGAACGTGTTGCTTGTTTCATAGGGCAAACTATGGTAGAGAGTGCCGGATATAAAGCTATAGTTGAAAATTTAAATTACCGTCCAGAAACACTAGTTAAAGTATGGCCTCATTATTTCAATGCAACCAATGTTAATAACTATGCACATCAACCTGAAAAGATTGCTAACAGAGCTTATGCAAATCGTATGGGTAACGGTCCAGAAGAAAGTGGTGATGGCTGGAAGTTTTGTGGTCGCGGTCTAATTCAAATTACTGGTAAAGACAATTATAGTCGTTTTGCCGAAAGTATTGATACACCGCTAGATGAGGTAGCAGAATTCTTAACAACATTTGAAGGGTGTATCCAATCAGCTTGCTGGTTCTGGGAAGCAAATAATCTTAACGCATTAGCAGATATCGGAGATATTGTAGCGCTTACTAAAAAAATTAACGGCGGAACATTAGGTTTAGCAGAGAGACAACAACACACTTCAAACGCACATTCAATTTTACAAGGATAGTATGTTCAGCTGGATAATAGAATTAATATTAAGCGGTTTACCCGAATGGTTGTGGCCTGCTGTAGCCGGTGTAGGTATTATCATATATTGTTTTGCTGGTATAGTAGGAAATTTTCCAGCATTTAAACCTTATGCATTTTTTATAAAACCACTTGGTTTTTTAATTTTTGTGCTTGGAGTTTTCATGTTTGGCGGAGCAGGAGTAACAGCAATCTATCAAGCACAAGTAGACGAAATGAAAGCAAAAATTGCTAAAGCTGAGGACGAAAGCAAATCTGCAAACAGCAATTTACAAACGAAAATTGTAACCAAGACTAAAGTTATACATGATCGTCAAGTTGTAGTTCAAGAAAAAATTAAAGAAGTTCAAAAACAAATCGATGCTGAATGTAAACTAGATCCTGCTGTTCCAAAAATATTAAATGATGCGGCTCGTAATCCTTTAAAGGTGGCAAAATGAAAAAGATAATGGCTTTATTATTTGTTATTGGATTAACAGGTTGTAGTTCTACTATGGTGGCGCCAGGCCCAAAACAGTCATGGCCAGATACTCCTCCAGATCTTAAAATAGCATGCGATGATTTGGCATTAGTAGATGAAAATACAGCACAACTTAGTGAAGTATTAAAAGTAGTAACAGCAAATTATAGCCAATATTATGCTTGTAAAGATAAAGTAGATAACTGGTTAGAATGGTATGCTACGCAACAAAAAATTTATAATAGCGTGAAATAAATACACATATATTATCGACAAAGGGGCGAACAATGTCAAAAGAGAAAGAAAAAGACAGCACATGGTTACAACAACTATGGCGTCCAATGATGGGCTGGATGTACATGCTTATTTGCTTATTAGATATGGCTGTATTCCCAGTTCTATGGGCATTATGGCAAGGGTATAATCATGTACCTATTACACAATGGAACCCGCTAACACTGCAAGGTGCCGGACTATTCCATATTGCCATGGGTGCTGTATTAGGCATCAGCGCATTTGGTCGTACACAAGAAAAATTAGCAGGAACTGCTGCAAATCCAACTGCAACAACAACTACATCAAATGTAAATATGACTGGTAATGTTGCTGGCGGGTTCGGTAGTGTCGGAACACAACAACCAGGATTTGGAGGACAACCAAGTGGCTTTGGAAACAACACATCATTCAGCGGGGCTCCAGCATATGGCGCTCCGGCAGCAGGATTCGGATCATCCCAAGCAGGAGGCTTTGGAGCCCAAACTCCAGCAGCGAGTTTTGGATCATCGCCGAACAGTTTTAGCGGAAGCAGCTTTGGAAGCTCATCTCCAACAACGCCCGCGTTAAATGCAAAAGGACAAAAGGTTATTCCTCAAGATCCACAACCCCCACTATAAGGAAATCAAAATGAAAAAACTATTAGCGTTATTATTAGTAGCTGTCTTTGCTTCAACTGCAATTGCTGCAGAGAAAAAAGAACCAGCTAAAAAACCAACAGCAGAGAAAAAAGAAGTCAAGCATCATAAAAAAGCTGAAGGTACTGAAATAGCAGGAACAAAACCAGATACACCCGCTAAGAAAAAGTAATCAAATTCTTGACAGGCTCCACTTAAGATAGTATAATTACTATTTTATTGGAGCTTTTTTACGACTATGACTGATTATTACCAAACTCTAGGGGTAAACGAAAATGCCAGCCCCGATGAAATTAAGAAAGCATACCGAACTTTGGCTAATAAACATCATCCAGATAAGGGTGGTGATCAAGCCAGATTTAAAGATATTAGTGTTGCTTATGAAAATCTCAGCGACCCGCAAAAGAAAGCCGAGTACGATCAACAACGAATGAATCCTATGGGAACGCAGTTCCATTTTCATACAGGAAATCCTTTTGGAGATATATTCGGAGGCAATCCATTTCCTCAAGGACATCCTTTTGCAGATATTTTCGGAGGGCATAGGGGACAGATACGCCGTAATAGAGATCTTAATATACAATGTACTGTAAGTTTAGTAGATTCGTATCTAGGAAAAGAATTAGAAGCTAATTTTCAATTGCCTAGCGGTCGTCATCAAACAGTAAAAATTAATGTGCCAGCAGGCATTGCTAATAACGACACTATTAGATATAATGGCCTAGGAGATGATAGTGTTCAAAATGCTCCTCGTGGAAACCTAAATGTAACTATAATAGTAACTCCTGATCCTAATTTTGAAAGACGAGGAGATGATTTGTATGCTATAGTAAATATTACGCCTATTGAAGCTATGATAGGTTGCAAAAAAACTGTGTATAGTATCACCGGTGATAAAATGGAATTAGATATAAGACCTGGAATAGAATCCGGAGTAGAATTTGCCAGCAATGGTAATGGATTTACAAATGTAAATAATGGACACAGAGGACGCTTTGTAAGCATAATTAAAATAAAAACCCCAACTGTAACAGACCCAACATTAATAACAAAATTAAAAGACCTCGATGCTCAAATTAGTAAAAGATAATGATCCGATTTTAAAACAAGTTGCAGAAGAATGGGATTTTGATAAAGACGGCGATCCATTTAGTTTAGAACTAGAAATGGTCTATACCATGATAGAGAATAATGGCAGGGGGCTAGCAGCTAATCAAGTTGGCATTGCTAAACGAGTCTTTGCAATTGCACTAGATAATCAAGTGCCATTCTGCATGTTCAATCCTAGTATATTAATCTCCGATAATGAATTAGTTGATGGTGAAGAAGGCTGTTTAAGTTTTCCTAACCTATGGTTAAAAGTAAAAAGACCTCGGCAGATAACGGCCAAATACTTTGACAGAAAGGGCAAAGAATGTATAATAGAATTAAATAATTGGGATGCTAGATGTTTTCAACATGAGTTGGATCATCTAAATGGTGTTTGTTTTACTAATAAAATAAGCCCATTAAAATTATCGTTAGCAATGAAAAAATTTAAAAAACAACAAAGGAAAAATAATGGTTGAACCAAGTGATAATCTACAGGCAGTTTTCGAAAAAGCCATAGATACCGCGAAAAAATTACATCACGAATATTTAACAATAGAGCATTTGTTGTTTGCCATGTTAGCCGATGAAGCATTTGGTGACATTATAAAAGGTTACGGAAGTAATTTGGATGAGTTAAAAAATGACTTGCAAGACTATTTAAATAATAAATGTCAAGAAATAACTGTTCCAGATGTTGTAGTAAAACCTAAAAAAACACAAAGTGTGGAGCGTGTGCTTAATCGCGCATTCACACAAGTCTTGTTTAATGGTCGCCAAAAAATAGAACCTACAGATGTATTTTTGGCAATGATAGGTGAAAAACGCAGTTGGTCGCATTACTATATTAGTACGGCTAAGATAGATAAAGACAAATTTGCAGAGTATTTAAACACAGCAAGTGATGCTAATGATGTAGACGAAGAAGGTCCAGGTGATCATCAAAGCGACAAGGCATTAAAAACATTCACCAGCAACTTAAATGATTTAGTCGAAAAACAAAAAGTCGATCCTGTAATAGGTCGCATAGATGAATTAGAGAATATTGCTCTAGCTTTAGGTCGTCGTAGCAAAAACAATGTAATCCTAGTAGGAGATCCAGGTGTCGGTAAGACAGCAATTGCAGAAGGTCTTGCTTATAATATTGTTAAAGGACATGTTCCTGAATTCTTAAAAGATTATAAAGTTTATAGTTTGGATATTTCAGCTATGCTAGCTGGAAGTAAATATCGCGGTGATTTCGAAGAACGCTTTAAGCATGTTATAAAAGCTCTACAAAAGAAAGGTAAAACTGTATTGTTTATCGATGAGGCCCACATGATAAGCGGTGCAGGATCTGCTGGTAATAGTGCAAATGATCTTGCTAATATGATGAAACCTGCATTGAGTAAAGGCAATATAAAAGTTATTGCCAGCACTACTTGGGAAGAGTATCGTAAACACTTTGAAAAGGATCGTGCGCTAATGCGCCGCTTCCAACGCATTACCGTAGATGAACCAACCATCGAAGTAACAAAACAAATCTTAAAAGGTATTAAGAAATACTACGAACAATTTCATAAAGTAAAGATAAAAGATGATGCTATAGATACAGCAATTAAATTGTCTGTAAAATATCAAACAGATAAAAAATTGCCAGATAAGGCTATTGACTTAATTGATGTAGCTTGTAGTCGTTTTAATTTAAAAATTGCTGATGATCGAATAATCGGAGAAAGAGAGATTCAATACGAACTTGCTAAGATGATTCAAATGCCAGAAGAGAAAATTATGGAAACTGAATCTAATAATCTTGCTACATTACAAAATAATTTATTAACAGAAGTATACGGCCAAGATTTTGCTCTTACTGAAATTGTTGATAAAATTATGGTAGCTCAAGCAGGGCTGAAGTCTGAAAATAAACCTGTAGGATCATTTGTGTTTATGGGTCCAACTGGTACAGGTAAAACAGAAACGGCCAAATCATTAGCTAAACATTTAGGTGTAAAGTTGTTGCGGTTTGATATGAGTGAGTATCAAGAAAAACACAGCATTAGCAAGTTAATCGGATCTCCGCCTGGATATGTTGGGTTTGAAGAAAACGCTGGTCAGTTAATCACTAGCATTCAAGAGTCACCTAATGCTGTATTATTATTAGATGAAATTGAAAAAGCACATCCGGATGTCATGACAGTATTGCTACAAGTTATGGACAATGGATTTATTACCGGAAGCAATGGTAAGAGTGCCGATTGCCGTAATTTAATACTGATCCTTACTACTAATGCGGGTGCGCAATCAGCGGACAAAAATGCCATTGGATTCGGAGCACAAGAAAAAGAATATAGCGATACAGATTTGAAGAAATTCTTAACTCCAGAATTCCGTAATCGTTTAGATGGCATTATTACATTTAAGAAACTTGCTAAAGAAACTATGGTTAAGATTGTGCACAAGTTTATCGATGATCTACGCAGTCAAGTAAAAGATAAAGGTATTAAGATTAAAATTGATAAGGAAAGTATTAATTGGTTAATTACCAACGGCTTTGATCAAAAAATGGGTGCTAGGCCATTACAACGTGTAATTGACAAAGAAATCAAACGACCCATGGCAAAAATAATGCTATTTGGAGAATTAAAACATGGAGGCTTATTGTCCATTACAGTTAACGAGGATAAATTATTATTAGTTGCTACTCCTAAAGAATCTAAAGTACAACTATTAACTGTAGATTCAGCTCCTTCTTTAGTTGACATAAATGCTGCATAAAAAAATTACCACCAGTTTATTTAAAGGAAAATATCAGTACAAAATAGTACTGGTATGTTCTACCGCCAGTGCATTTCGTTCAGAAAATGTCGAAGAGTCATTGAAAAGATTAGCTAAAATAAAAGGAAAAATACACGAATTAGATTATGCGAAAAAAATAGCTAATCTATTATCAAATCAAACTGATTTAGAAATACGAGTCGAATCTGCTTGGTTAAGTGTATACACTAACAATCATCAGCTTATATCCAAACTGGCAAATCTAAATATAGATAATGTAAAATATATCTGCGAACCACTCAGTGGTGAAAATTTAACAGCAGGGACTGTGCTTATGCCTAAAATGAATTACGATTATCGTGTAACATTAGGCAAAACTACCCAACCTAATTTGAGTTTTCTTGAATGGGCTGAAAAAAGTTCTAAATGTAAATTGACTAAAAGTTGTCGTAGAGATTTAACTAAACAGCGTACATGGGGTGGTACCCATTTTTATATAACAGGTGAAAACAACTTATTACTTGCTAAAATGCACTTAGGCGCAAGTATCAGCAAAGTTGAGCGTATAATTAAAGCCTGACTATTGATTCTAAAAGCGATAAATACTCTAAATCCATAGCGTTCTATTGGGTATGTAAAACCGAGGCAGATATGCGTATACAAGAGTTATTAGAAAACGCTCATTTTAAAGAGTTAGATTTTGTTAAAAAACAAGGCGATAAGCGCGAGCTAGACTATGATTTAGTAGAAGATCTTTTACATTTCATGCACAATGACGATAGTGTATACCGTCGCCATGTGTTCCCTGTATTAATGAAATGCATAGATAATATTAAAGATAAAAAAACTACTAACCCTAACATGTTTGCAGAAACCATGAAAGAGTGTTACAAACTATATAAGAAAAAATTTCCTATACGCGAATTACCTGATATGTTAGAAGAAAAAGTGTGCAAAGATGCCTGTGAAAAATTGCACGATGAAACAAGAGAACATATTCAGTCCGGAAAATACAAGGACTAATTATGTTACTACGCGAACTTTTTACTAGTGTAAGAAAGCCTATTCTCAAAGAAAGTAATAATATATGGCCAGATACCCAGCCTTTTGATCAAGCGATTGCTGATCAATTAGCAGATGCTACTAATCGTTATCTACATACAATAAGTCCAGATGTCACGGTGTACAGATACGGAAGCGGTGCTACACCTACTCCGGGGAAATTAAGTGGGGATCTCGATGTTATGGTAGATTTGGGGCATTTAAATAATATATTTGGTACTAAAGAAGGCAAAACAGCAAGAATCGCATTAGAAAAAAGTCTACAATTACAAGGACTTGAAACCAAAAAGACTGGAACACAAGTGCATATTAAGTTGCCATATAAAGGCAAGTTTCATCAAGTAGATATCAAAGTTGTTGCCAATGCCGAACATGTACACAAACTTCACATTCATAATATTCCTCCAGGTAGTCCTTACAAAGGAGTACATAAACAAGTTTTATTAAGTACGCTAGCTTCTCATAAAGGTATGTTATACTCACCAGACGAAGGGTTATACGCTAGAGATGCTGCTGGAAAAAAGAGTCAATTTATTAGTCATAACTTAGATGTTATAGCCAAAAAATTATTTGGGCCTACCGCTACTGCCGATGCTATGGGTAGTGTTGAAAGTATATTGAATAATATTCCAGACGAAGCATTGCGCAATCAATTGCTACAAAAAGCTAGCGAAGGTGCAAGTTGGCAGGCTGTTACTCCAAAAACTATTAATGAAGCTGTTGCGCCAATTGTTGGTCGTAAATATCAACATATAGAAGATTTAGTTTTTACTAATGGAAGTAAAGGTGGGTTGCATGCAGTAGAAAGATTGCGTCATATGACTAACAAAGGCGGGACTATAGAATTAAAGTGGGATGGTAGTCCAGTAATCTATTGGGGTAGAGATGACGATGGCAAATTCCATATGTTTCCTAAAAATGCATGGGATTATTTAAAACGCGGTACTACACATACCAAGAGTGGTGTAACTACAATGATGAACGATGCCGACGATATTGCTATGTTTGTGCTTGGTACAGGTACAACACAGCCAGGGCAAGAAGATCAGCGTAGAGCATTTGCACAAGGTCTTGCAGACTTGTGGCCATACTTTGAAAAAATTAGTCCTGCAAAAGGTTATATAGAGGGCGGCATATTATTCAGTCCGTTAAAACCTGCCAAATTAAACCAATCAACTAATGAATTTGATTTCACTCCAAACATAACCAGTTTTCATATTCCAGTAGGAAGCGAGTTAGGCAAACGAATAAGCAATGCTAAAATGATGGTGGCTGCAACAGGTTATTACACACATATCGGATCTGATGAAACACGATATCCAAATGCTGAAAAGTTATCAACTCCAGATGTTATTGTACAAGGTACAACTTATGTTGAACATGCACCTAAAATAGATGATACTGGTTTAAAACATACTGAAGACTTTATCAAAAAGAATAAATCGCTAATAGACAGCTTTATAGCAGGACAACCTGGACTAAGCAAACCTGGTGATGTATTATACAGTTTCTTTAACCAGAATTTGCGTGTTGAAGGAGTGAAGGAAAAATTCGCGCAATGGTCCATGGCTAAATTAAGCAATAGCCAAGCACAAAAAGTACTAAGTCACCCCGGTTTAGATGCTGTTTTAAGTGCTGTTGAATTGTTAACACATGAAAAAATGAAAGTAATCAGTGCATTAAGTAGTGGCACACACGGTGGGATCCGTCAAACTAAACCGGAAGGTTATGTACAAGCACATCCTGGAGGTAAATTTAAGAATGATTTGCCTGGACAGTTTGTCAAAACTATTGACCAGGCTAACTGGGCTCCAAGGAAAGACTAATGTTATTACGGGAATTTTTAAATCGTACTGGAGAAAGTAAAGCAGCAGTTGTAGGATGGGGCCGCGGTATGGGTCATAAAGGTCATATGATGCTGGCCAGTAGTGTTATTACGCAGGCTAAAGATCACGGTGCTGATCCATATTTTGTTGTTAGTCGTACCGTAGGCAAAGATGATCCAATCACACCTGATGAAAAGTTAGCGATTTATAAACGAGTATTTCCTAGGCATGGGCATATTTTTCATACAGCTACAGATGACATGCCCGATTTAACTCGAGTGTTGCAGAAGTTAAGTGCGCATGGCTATACTGATGTTACAGTTGTCGTAGGTGCAGATCAGGTAAACGCACTAAGTTATGTTAAAAATTACAACGGTAAACCTAATAAGTCTGGTGAAATTCCGTTTAATTTTAACAGTTTAAACGTTATTGCTCGTCAAGCAACTAACGATCCTAGTAGAAGTGAAGAAGGTCCCCGTGCTACTCCTATGCGAGCCATACTAATGGATCCCAATGCAACAGACGAAGAAAAGTTCGCAGCATGGCGCGATGCTATGAGTCCTGAACTCAGTGATGATGAAGTGATGGATCTAATGCATAAGGCTGAACAGCGTATGAAGTCATATGATAAGCCGAAGAAAGCTAAGAAAGAAAAAGTAGCCGATGAAAGTCTCATGGGATTATTAGGAAAAGTTGAAAAACCTGTAAAAAAGAAAACAACTCCAAGCTCCGAAGAAATGCGTAAATGGTTTGAAAAAGAAAAAGCTAAAGAACCAGACCAAATAGAAAGAGGAACAGGAGATAAAAAGGCGCAACAAGTATATACCAGATCTGATGAAAATTCGGTTAAATATGCTAATAAGGTAATAAGAGAGATGAGAGCACAAGAATTTATACGCAAACAACTAGCAGAAGGCGATGTTCCTTATGCTGGAAAAGGCGCAGAAGAATTGCATCATGTGCATATTCAAGCATTAAAAAATGCCATGAGTATTCCTAACATTAGTATGAACAAAGCTAACGGTAGTCCATATATGCAATATCGTTTTGGCATGGCTATGGCTAACCCTGATATGCCCCGAGCAGGTGCTATGAGTGGTGATCCATTAATTACAGCATACACCGATGCAGAATTGAAAAAAATAGAAGATGCTGCTAAATCTGTTGGCGCAGGTGCTATCACACATATTTCAGACGGTACTAGTAATGAAGCAGATGGTGCAAATACTATTAGTCCTGTAGCAACAATAAAGAAAAACAAATACGGCATATAATGAGAGCAAAAGAATTTATTACTGAACATACTGGCAAGCATCACGACCATCATGCGGCTGTGCATCAGGGTATTCGACGTTCTAGGGATCCTGGTGGCTATTATCCTAGCTATCATCAGATGCGTACTGGTATCGTAGTCGGTATGATGGACGGATCTGGTAAAACACCCGCTAATATAGATCATGAAAGTTGGATGGGTCCTTACTGGACACAACACCCATATACCGAAGTAGAACATAATATGTTTAAAGATGCCAGAAAAGTAATTCCTACAGAAGATCACGAAGTGTTACCTTGGAAAAAAAGTCAAGAACCCGACGACACACATAAAATAAGTCCTGTAGCCAAACATCCTAAGAATAAACACGGAATATAAAATGGACGAAAAATACCATTTATCACTCAAAACAGCTTTTGCTAGCGAATTTAGTTTTTATCTAAAGGCACATAATTTTCATTGGAATGTCGAAGGTCCACTGTTTGGTCAATTGCATGAACTATTTGAAAGAATTTACACAGAAGTCTATGGTAGCATTGATACATTTGCTGAACATCTTCGTGCATTGCAAATTTATACACCAGCTAGTTTACAAAAATTTAGCATGTTAACTACAGTCGAGGATGAAAATGCCGTTCCAGATTGGAGCAGCATGCTTCAAGAATTACTAGCAGACAGTGAACGAATGGCCAATATATTCCGTATTACATTTGACATGGCCGAACAACACGGTGATCATGGACTAAGTAATTTTCTAGCAGATCGCCAGGATGCACATAAAAAGCACAGCTGGATGTTAAGAGCGAGTTTAAAATAATGGATGATCTAGCTCGTCTTAAAAAGTTAGCAGGCGTTAATGAATTTAAAGGCCTACAACCATACGAGCTAGACGGAATTAATATCAGTGTTACTGGTACAGAAAAAGCTAAGTTGATGCGTGAACACAATATACAACCAGGAACACCCGAGTGGTTTCAATTATGGTTTAGCAAACCTTACTTAACTGGTGAAAAACCTGTAGGAAAATAATATGAAAATGAATGAATTAGTCGAAAGTTTAGCCGATGATTTTATGAAAATGGCTAGAGAAAAAGGCATGAATTTGCGTGTTGCAGGAACTCCTGAACAAGAAAAACAACGCACCATGGATATGTTAGCCAAGCGTCGTGCAGAACAAGAGCATCGCAATCGTGAGGCTGCAGGGCAGGATCATGCTAATCTACATCAGCTTGAAGCCGAATATGAAAAAATGAAAAACGAATACAAATCGTTAGGCGGTTCTAGCTGGCAATATGCAGATCGTGAACAAAATCTCACTGCTAGCGAACGTAAAGCACGTAGTATGGAAGATGATTTGAATCGTTTACATGCACGAATTGTTAGAGCTAGAAAACACGGCGAACAAGGTATGTCAGAAGTTGAGAACGAAGGTATAGCTAGTGCGGCTATGGCAAAATTGCCTGGTTTTCTAAATACCATAGGAAAAGATTCACAATCAATTGCTAAAATACAAGATCAAATCACTCAGCGCATAGCAAGTGCAGGTGCAGGAAATCCTGCTGTAGCCCATTTGAATGATGCACATAGTTTGCTAAGCCAGATGTATAAGAATCCTACCGAAGAACAAGCCAAGGCATTTTATCAAGCTGTTCAAAAAGCCAATGGTGCTGGTATTAGAGAAACAGCTACAGCCGGTGCTACTAGTGCCGCAAACATTGGAACTGTTGTAAGCCCGCACATTGCTATTGGTAAAAAGAATATAGGAAAGAAGAGCTACACAGGCTCCCCGGGTAAGTCAGGTACAAAAGCACCTAAACTACCTAAGATTGTACAGCCTAAAAACAAGAACGGAACAGCCAAAAACGGTTTAGATATTAAAGGTACCAGCTTATTTGGTGGGCCTGCCGTTAAACGAGGCTAAATATATAAAGATAAACGGAGTATACTCATGCCACCAGAATTAGACCAAGAAGTACCAGATATGGATCAAGGAATGTCAGATATGGGGTCAGACCCTAGTTTGCAAGACCCAGAAGAAGCACATGGCGACCAAGAAGGCGCAATGGCCAAGCAAGAGCTAATTAAATTAGCTAACTATGCTACCAATTTACAAGAACATATTGATGATAACGAACAATTAGAAGCATGGGTACAAGCAAAGATTACTATTGCTGCTACTAACATTGCTAGTGTTTACCATTATCTAGCTTATGAAAAGAAAATCGGAGAATATGGTGAGCAAGTTGACAATGCTCCGATGAGTGAAAGTCTAAGAAGAACTTTAAAATTCCGCTTAAATGAAGCTAAAGAAAAACTCCGTGCCTTGAAACAAGCTGATGCAGACAAAATGTCAGAAAATGCATTTGATTGGAAAAACAAAAAAGAAAACGAAACTGGTGATTATGAAAAGAAAAGTAGCACTGGTGGAACTACAACTAAAAAAGGTAGTACAATTACACATAAACATAATCAAGATCGTTTTAGCAATGAACCATACGATGAAAAAAATGATCGTACTAAATCGCATGCTAAAGCTCGTTCAAGCGCAGACAAAGCAGGAGATCGTGCTGCTGATAAAGAATATGAAAAAGATTCTAAAGCGTGGGGAAAAGCTAATCCTGGCAAGCAGACAATCCGTAAAGGTGGCGTAACTACTACCAATGAAGCAAAAATGAGTCCAGCACATATGGCTCATCATCATGCTTGCGAATATGCTAAACATCATAAAGCTGGTAATTTAGAATTAGCAATGCATCATAAACAAGCCTGCGAAGAGTGTGGTGGAACAATTACACATGGCGCTATGGGCGAATGCTATCATCAACACTTAGGCCTAAACGGCGGTGGTGTGTACGAGTGCAGCGGTACAATGATGGAATCTAAATCTAAAATGGCTAAGAAAGATTACGACCAGGACGGTAAGATCGAGTCAGGTAAAGATGAATACTTAGGTAGTCGTATCCGTGCCGCTAAGAAAGCTGGCAAGTTAAAAGAAGCTGTTAAGATGTGCAAAGAGTGCGACATGCCTATGGCAGAGTGCGGTTGCAAGCCAGTTAAAGAAGGTGCCAAGCCAAGTGCTGGACTAAGTGCCGCTAAGAAGTCTGCTACAGTTAAGAAAGCTAAAGCAGGTGGCGACATTGGTAAACCAGGAAAAAGTTTTGACAAAGTAGCCAAGTCTGCCGGTGGCGGTGAGAAAGGTAAGAAAATTGCTGCAGCCGCTATGTGGAAGAACATCAAAGAAACTACTGCTTATATGGCAGAGAAAAAAGCTGTTAAAAATTTGCCAGGCAATCAAAAAAAGATCGATGCTGATCATGATGGCAAGATTGAGAAATCAGACTTAGCTGCATTACGTGCTGGCAAAAAAGCAAAAGAAACCGTAAAAGAATCTACAGAATTTACTCGTATGCAGGAACAATTAGCCCGTTTAACCCGTAATGAAAAACCAGTTTTAGTCGAAAATCGCGAAGTTGATCAAATCCGTGCATTGACACAGCGTCTATTAGGGTAATCCAATGGACATGAAGCGCATACTACAGGCGATGGATGGAGTTGCTACAAAGCCTGTAGCAGGTGCTAATGACATGGCTCGATTTCTTCGAGTGGTCGACGAAGCCGCTATGTACGGTGCAGGTAATACTGGAGTAAAAACAGCTCCGCAATCGGCATCACAACTATCCCCAGAACAAGTCAAACAACTTGCTCCTTATCTTGAAACAGATCCATCTGATGGTTCAAAATATTACGATTTGCCAGCAACTGATCCTAAAGAAATTGGTGCCGTCATGGGCACTATGATCAAAAGCCCAGCATACATAGCTTCTCGTAAACAAGAACAGGGTATGGTTATTCAACAATTACTAGCATTGCAAGATCCTAAGAATCGATTAAAGCCAGATGAAACTACATGGCAACCTGCAAGTGATGAAGAAACAGCGCAAGCATTGGGATTTATGAAAGAAAATACTTTAAGTAAGTTTTTGTCTATTGTTAAAAAGAATGATGTTAAAATACTTAACGAAGGTGCTAATCCACATAAAGTTGCATTGCCAGTACAAATGGCAATGCAACATTATCAAAAACCTGAAACAAAAATAATTGAGCGTAAATCTACTTTGATAGATAAGTTTTTTAATGAAGTTGAACAAGAAAAATTAGAAGAACAATCGCATAAACAACAGTTAATTAATCAATATGCTGGTATCATTGCTCAAAGAGTAATGATGAAAGAAAGCATTGTATCTGAAAAAAGCACTACTGAAAAACAAGCTCGCACCATGGCAGCAGCTGCACACAATCCAGAGTTTGCCAAGAAAGTTGGTATTAAACAGAGTGTAGCTAAAGAATTCAATCAAAAAGACAAAGGCACTGCGCTACTTAGCAATGCTATGAAAGGCAAGCGAAAAGTAAAAGAAAATGAAATTCCAGGCCATAGCATGGGATTTAAACCAGGTCCTGGCGGTCCAGGTATTATGCCCAACGAAGCACATGATCCTAATTTTACAGGATTCATGAATAAAGCATTAGGCACACGCCAAGATAAAAAACCACTTCGAGTTGACCCAAAAACTGTTATGAGTATGAATAACATGCCAGGCTACAAACATGCGTTTAAGTTTGGTATGGATATTATTAAAAAGATGGATCCAGATACTAAAGAACATTTTGCTAATGAAGATGACGATGCTTTAGAATCTTACATGATAGATATAGCTGAGAAAAAAGGTTTGATTCCAAAATATTTTGTTGAAGAAGATCTAAGTGAAGTGGTAGGTGAGTTTGAAGAAATATTTCACGATCCCGAAATGGAGGGGTGGAGTTGGGCAGATCTACTAAGAGATATGATCGGTCAAGAACCTATGGCACACGAGAAAGCCAATGTACAGGCACACAAACAAATGATGGCCAAGGCACAAGCTGAAAAGGATAATCCTCCACCGATAGACCCAAATAAATTGAAAGTAGTAGATCGCACAGATACTGGAAAATCAGAGATATGGTATCCATCTGGTGGCTTTTTTGGTACAAATTCTTGGGCGGTAGTTCAAGGCGGATTTAAAGATAAAGCTCACGCCGAACATACATTACATCAACTAAAAGCAAATCCCAATGTTGTTAACATAATTAAAAAAGCTATTGCAGACGATTTAGATGAAGGTCAGTCAGCACAGGTAAAATTAAGTCGTGCATGGGATCGAGAAAAAGCCAAATCAACAGCCAGTATAGAACGGGCAAAAAAAGCTAAATCAGATTTTGAAAAAGATTGGAAAGAAAAACAAGAAAAAAAATCTCAAGAATCTAATCCAATTAAAGAAGCAAATCGTTTAATTCGTAAAATGAAAGAAAATTTAGGTGAACCTGTTAAAACAATAAAACCTAAAAAGAAAACCAGTGTTTGTCGCGCAGGCCAAGTGCAGACAGGAATGCAATCTAAAAACGGTAAGTTAGTGCCTAAGTGTTCGATAAGATAATATAGTCGAGGAAAAATATGAACTTAAGAGATTTAATGATAAAATTAGATACCATTGCAGAAGCAGGTATTCCAGTTACCACTACTGACATGGGCACTAATCCTGCTGCCGGTAAAGATCCTATTGCTACTATTAAAAGTTATATAGACAATAGAAAAGCACAGGCATTTATAGACAGTAAAGATGGCATGGTAAAATACATGGATATAATGGGTGCGAGAGATACCAATATTCCGCCAGAAGCTAAAGTCATGCCAAGCGATTGGATAGCGAATCAAGCACCAGATCTAGCAAAAGCATTAGCCGCTACAGGTGCTGGTCAGCAGGTAAAAGGTGGCCCATTTGGACTTAAACTAGATCAGGGTACTAAAGTTGATTTGACTAAACTTACTCCTGGACCAGCTCCAGCTCCTATGCCAACTCCTGGACCAAATACTGGTGATACTGGAGACAATGATGCTGCAAAATTAGATGCCTTGGTAGCAGAATTAGAAGCAACATTAGGCAATGATATTGCTCCTATGCCTACACCAGACCCAACTCCTGGTCCGGCTCCTGCTCCAACTCCTGGTCCGGCTCCTGCTCCACATGAAAAAACTCTAGGACAAAAAGCTGGTATCGGTGCTGGCATCGGTGCTGGCGCATTAGCTGGCGGTGCGTTAGGTAAGAAATATGGCGGCAAACTGGGAATGGGTCTAGGTGCATTAACAGGTGGTGCTTTAGGCGGTATGGGTGTAAATGCTTTCCAAGAAGGTACGGACTTATCTATGGCAAAAGCATTAACTGAAAGTTTTGGTTACGAATTTGAAGGTGCGCAACTAAACGAATATAGCATGGATCAGTTTGGTAAAGATGCTGGAGACTTCGGTCGCGGTGCATGGAATGGTGTAACACTTGGCACAGGCGACAATATTGCCGCTGGTGTTAAGAGTGCATTCGGTTCAGGCACATACAAAGACGAATTGGCAAAACAAACTGCCGCAAGTAAAGAAGCGGAAACTCGTAGCCCATGGTTATACGGTGCCGGTAATGTGGCAGGTTCTATTGCTGTACCAGTTCCAGGCGGTGCAATTGCTGGCGGTTTAATTAAAGGTGCAAGCGGTATGGCTAAAGTAGCCCGTGGTGCTACTGCATTAGGTGCTAACCTGGCCACACAAGCAGGTGTTGATAAACTCAAGCAAGCATCTGATACTAAAACACTAGGATATGATCCTAGTAAGTATCCAACAACTCCACAAGAAATCATGGCGTTTCAAAAAGCTAATGGTCTAACAGCAGACGGAAAAATTGGACCAAAGACTACAGCAGTATTGACTAAAATGGGTCTAACTCCTCCCACCGTTGCTGAAAACATTAAATCATTACAAGAAAAATTAGCTATGATTGAAAGTGGTCATTGGCAGTTAGAAGAAGATGCTGTTTACCATGTTTGGTTATATGAAGATGGATATGCTTACGGAGAAGACGGAAAACAAATCACAGACGAAAGTGTCTTAGATGCTATTGAATGGGATCAACAACGACTAGACGAATTAAGTTTAGGCGGAATTGGAAATACATTAGGCCGCGGTTGGGATAAAGTTGCCAACGTTGGAAGAAATATTGCAGGCGGATTGGCTGGTAAGGAAGCTAAAGGTAACTTAATCAAAGGTACAGAAAAAGAATTTAAAGACAAGATGGCTACAGCCGTGGACAAACGTACTGGCAAAGCCCTAAGCGATAAACAAATAGCTAATCGAGATATAAATGCTCGAGGTACAGCAAATGCCGCTAATAAGGCAGCTAACTGGGTTGGTAAAAATCCAGGCAAGACAGCATTAGGGGTTGGATTAGCTGGTGCAGGCGGAGTTGCGGCGGCTAATGCATTAGGCGGTGGTTCAGCAACAAGCCCAACAGATACAACAACAGGTGGCGGTGGTGGTGGCGGGGCTGATTCAGATCCAAATTTTCCGCCAGCACCAGAAGACACAAAAGTACCGACTACTTCTGCAGGTTCATTAACTCCAGCACAACAAGAATTAGTTAAACAAATACATGCTTTAATGATGAGCCATGGCGATGATCCGAATCCAACACCCGTTTGGATGAAATCTACCGAACACGCTCAAGCTGTGTTAGATAAAGTAGAACATGCAAGTTCTGCACAATCTGATCAAGACAAGCGGGCAGCTGCAGAAGCTGCAGCTGTAGCTGTAGCTGGCGAAAAGAAAAATGCTGATAAATCTGGTGCTGGTGCAAGTCCAACAAACACTACTGATTTACCAAAGGTTCCAGCAGGTACTGATATTAACAAATCCGGTACAACAATGCCAGGAGTTAAAGAAAGCGTAGAAGATGAACTAGCTCGCTGGCTTAAAATAGCTCGCGGTTAATTAAATAAATGGCAGATTAATTTCTGCCATTTCCACCTCTAAATGTTGCATTTACACAATAAGTAATATATAATAGGCTATATAATTAAGGAGATAGTATGCCAGGTCGTAGTTATGGTCCCGAAGAAAAGGCAAAATTAGAAAGATTGATTAGCGAAGGTTCAACAGTATTACGAGAAGTTGAAGATTTGCAAGAAGGCTTGAAAGAAACAGTTAAGGCAGTTGCAGAAGAATTACAAATTAAACCCAGTGTTATTAACCGAGCTATTAAGATTGCTCACAAAGGTGATTGGCAGGCTTATAATGAAGATTGGGAAGAAATCGAAGCAATTTTAGATATCACTAAAAGAATTTAAAAATGGCTCGATTATTTACATTTGGGTGTTCATACACTTACTATTTAGGGTGCCCTACATGGTCACCTTTCTTAGGTTTAGAATTTGATAATTATGAAAATTGGGGGATACCAGGATCCGGATGTCGAAGCATCTCTGAACGAGTTGCAGAGTGCCATGCAAGAAACAATATTAATGCAGATGATATAGTAATTGTTCAGTGGACATACTATTTACGACACGATTATTGTAAATTTGTAAAAGATAATCAATATCATTGGAGGGCAAAAGGAAGTATTTTCCAAGAAGTAAATTCAAAGATATTTACCCCATGGTGGATTGATACGTTTTTTGATGAATCTGCATATGTGATGCATAGTCTAAATGCCATAATATCAGTTATATCTTTATTAAAATCAACTGGATGTACCTGGTATATGACAAGTATTGGAGATTTTACTAAATTAGGAAGTGATTTAGATAACTATAAAGCAGATGAAAAAATAAATTCTAACGAAATTTCTATTCAAAAAGACTTTCCACAATATAATTTTTATATCGATCGCATTTGGTCTGAGAATAAAGACCATTGGATTAAACCAATTGCATGTCACGCAATAGAAAATCCAGACAAGAATTGGTTGTTTAAAAATAAAAAAGGTGAGTGGTGTATCAGTGAAAGGCATCCTAGTGCCGTTCAACATGTCTCATGGCTTAATACTTATTTAAGACCTTTACTAGGATTAGGTGATCCACCTAAAGAACAACAGTTATGGTTAGACGCTATAGCAGAAGTTAAAGAGAAAGCCGATCATGATGTATTTACATTTTATACAAATATAAATACAAAAGGATATCCGCACAAATTTTGGCCAGATGATATTTGGTTTAAAAAGGTTCCGGGATTCTAAAAAGAAGGCTAGCGGGCCAATAAACCGCATGAAGGTATTTGTCAGCCTCAAGTGACATCGGAGAATAATTATGAGCTATGTAGACGCCTGGTTTGATAGAGAGAACGATATTGTTCGAGTAGTTGAACGCAACAAGAAAGGTGAGCGTGAGTTTCGCGATATTCCTGTAAAACACACATTCTATGTAAAAGACCCTAAGGGCAAATTCCAATCAATTTACGGGGATCCTCTTACCCGTATTGTTTGTAAAAACACTAAAGAACTGCGTAAGGAACAGGCCATTAATAGTGGTAAAACTCTTTACGAGTCAGATATTAATCCAATTTTTGTAACACTAAGTGAACACTACTTAAATCAAGATGCTCCTAAACTAAATGTAGCATTTTTCGATATTGAGGTAGACTTTGATCCAGAGCGTGGTTATGCAAGTCCAGACGATGCATTTATGCCAATTACTGCGATTGCTGTCTACCTACAATGGATGGAAACTATGGTGTGTATGGCTATTCCGCCTAAAGGTGTTAGCATGGAAGATGCCAAAGAAATGGTTAAAGATTTTCCTAATACTTACTTGTTTGACAATGAAGGTGAATTGTT